CGCTGATCTTAACAGGCTGGCAAGGATTGATCGGATAATAGACAAGAAGCAAACTTTGTATTCGGTGGACACTAACAGGGAAGCCGGATATATTGAGGTTATTCGCAATTATTAATCAGCTGACTTACACGATTATGAAGAGAGTTTTTAATGAACTTACACCTGAATGCGAGATTACGGCACGAATGTATGCACAAGGGTATGAGAAAAAAGAAATTGCAAACCTCAAATGCCGAGCGGTCAGCACGATAAACAACCAACTGCAAAGAGCTTTTGAGATTTTGAACGTAAGGAACGGCAGAGAACTGGCAACCATGCTATATGAGAGAATAGCTGGTATGAAGTTCACGATGGACTTTTCACCTACTATTAGGTCGGCTGTTGCTTTCTGCCTGTTGTGCATCTTTTCTTTTTCGCTCTATCACGAACAGGGCGATATGAGAAGGGGACGAAGAACGAGAGTTGAACGAATTGAAAGAACTGGACGGTATGGAGGTAAGACTTGAATTATTTGAATTTAAAAATATCTGCATGGACATGGCGGAGCTTGGTGCAGCTGCCAGTGAGAAGAAACGGTCTCCTGTATCTGATGAAATCAAGCAAAGAGAAGCGTTCAGATGGTTAAAGACACTTGGGTATGAACCTAACTTTTTGGAAAAGTTAGAGAAAGAAGGATTGGTGCATAAGAAAAGAAAAGGCTCATCCAGAAATTCTCCTATCATATATTCCAAGTTCGAGATACAATCCGCTATTAATGCTTTTAAAATGAGTAAATATCTGAACAAATAACCCTATAAAATTTACGATTATGTCACTGATTAAGAAAAGTAATGAATTAGTTATCCCGACCACCGTGAAGATGATGATTTACGGTCAAGCCGGAATGGGAAAGAGTACGGTAGCATTGAGCGCACCGAAACCGCTGCTGTTGGACTTCGATAACGGCGTGAAGCGCATGAACATGGCGCACTTGGAGAATATAGACACGGTACAGGTCACTTCATGGAGCGATGTTCAGCAAGTTCTTCAAGAGGACTTGTCCGCTTATCAGACCATTGTAGTAGATACCATCGGCAAGATGATGGACTTCATCATTACTCACAAGTGTGGAACCCGCCAGCCGTCCATCCGTGATTGGAGCGGTATCAATGCAGAGTTTTCATGGATGACACGAACACTTTCGGGGCTTAACAAGCACATCATTTTCGTTGCCCATCGCGACACAAGAAAAGAAGGTGATGATACGGTGTTTATCCCTGCCTTGCGTGAAAAATCCTACAACTCTATCGTTACTGAACTGGATTTGCTCGGTTATCTTGAAATGAAAAGCGAAAGAGGCGTCCAAAGACGTACTATCACTTTTGACCCAACTTCAAGAAATGACGGTAAGAATACTTGCAATCTTCCTTCAGTGATGGAAGTTCCTACCATCCTTGACAAGAATGGTAATCCAACCGCAAAGAACGACTTTATCACCGCCAAGATAATCAATTCGTATTTGGGTATGCTTGCTGCCAAGAAAGAGGCACAGGAAAAGTATGATAAAGTTATTGAAGAGATAAAAGAACAGATCGAACTTATTACGGATGCGGAATCTGCCAATAATTTTATCGCGCAAATAGATAACTTTGAGCACGTTGGTTCTTCAAAGCAAATGGCGGCAAAGTTGGTAGCTAACAAAGCGAAGTCTTTGAATCTGAAACTTAATTCAGAAAAGAAATATGAACCAGCAGCCTAAATATCGTATTTACGCAACGCTTCTTGATGCCTTTGGGGCATATCTGAATAGTGATGTGATTTGGGATAAGTACTGGGGGTGGTCAGAAAATCCACCCCATACTCCCGAAGAATTTCACGAACAACAGTTTCAAGAACTGATAGACCGGATTAACCGCAAGCCATTCGATAGCGAAGCGGCAGACCGTGGTACGGCTTTCAATGAAATCATTGATTGTATGATTGAGAACCGTAAATCTTCTATAATGGAAATTAGCAAGGCATATCACGATGACGGAAAACTTTACGGGATAAAAGCTGTTTACAACAATCGCACTTTCACTTTTCACATTGACCTTTGCCGCGAGTTTGCCAACTACTACAAAGGAGCATTAACCCAACAAAGAGTAGAAGCCATCTTGCCTACTGCATACGGTAGTGTATTGGTTTATGGTCTGATTGACGAACTGATGCCTACCAGTGTTCACGACATCAAAACAACCGGTAGTTATACCGTGGGAAAGTTCAAAGATCACCACCAGCATTTAGTTTATCCTTATGCTCTTATGCAGAATGGGTCTGATGTACGGATATTTGAGTATAACATTGTAGAGTTCAACAAAGGCGGTTATGTGGTAGATACCTATACAGAAACATACGTTTTCAATCCTGAACGTGATATTCCTATTCTTACTAATCATTGTGAGGAGTTTATCCGGTTCTTGGAAGAAAACAGAGAACTTATAACCGATAAAAAGATTTTTGGAGGAGAAAATTAATGGCAAACCAAATAACTGGACGGATAATCGAAATCGGACAAACTGTTCAAATACCATCCAAAAACGGTGGTTCCTCATTTACAAAACGGGAGTTTATTTTAGATGCTACCACTTACGACCCTTATACGGGAGAGCGTAGCGAGTATGAAAACATTATTCCCTTAGAGTTTTCAGGCGATAAGTGTGCAGAACTTGACCGCTTTAATCAGGGTGATGTTGTTACTGTATCATTTGTCTTACAAGGTCGTTCGTGGACGAACTTGGATGGAGAACTTAAACGTATGGCATCCATTCGATGTTATAAGATAGAGGCACGTGGTGGTGTATCACAACCTCCCCAAACTGCACCTGCACAACAGCCTGTTCAGCAGCCGACGCCACAGTCTACCTATCAACAACTGCCGGATTTTCCGCCTCCTGTTGATGCGAATGGTAATCCCAAGGACGATTTGCCATTTTAGCGTATGATTTTCGACTTGAAGAATGAATATATGGAAGAAATTTGGAAAGATGTAAAAGGATATGAAGAGTTATACCAAGTGTCTAATTATGGTCAGATACGTTCAGTTGATAGAACTGTTGGATATAGGTATAAAGGAAAACAAAGGATATACAAAGGTCGTATGTTAAAGCAAGTTGTAAGAAATGGATATTTATCTGTAAGTTTATCGAAAGAAAATAAACTAAAACAGAAAAATATTCATCGACTTGTTGCCGAAGCCTTTCTACCTAATCCATTTAATTTACCTGTAATTAATCATATAGATGAAAATAAGAAGAATAATATGGTTTCTAATTTGGAATGGTGCTCTTGTGCCTATAATACAAATTATGGTAGCGGTAGAAAGAAACAAGCAGAATCTCAACAGAAGGTAGTATTGCAGTATGATAGGAGTGGAAATTTATTAAATCAGTATCCATCTGCAACGATTGCGGCATTAAAAAATGGCTATAATCTTAAAACTATATCTCAATGTTGTCGAGGACATATTAAAAGTGCATATAATTATATATGGAGGTATAAATATGATATTTAACCTAAATAATTCTTTTGAACATGATAGGTTTAAAGAGTATGTAAATCAATTATATAAGCAAAAGGCTATTGTGGAAGTGAAAAAGAAACTACCTAACCGTACGCTTGCCCAAAACAGCTACTTGCATCTTCTTTTAGGGTATTTCGGTAGTGAGTACGGTTGCAGTCTCGACGAAGCAAAAATTGATTTTTATAAGAGGACTTGCAACCGTGATTTGTTTGAACGTAAGATGGTCAACAAGAAAGGCAATGAAGTAACCTATTTGCGCAGTTCTGCCGAGCTGACAACAGGTGAAATGACTTTGAGTATTGACCGTTTCCGAAATTGGTCGGCATCAGTAGCTGGCATTTACTTACCTGCCGCTAACGAACAACAGATGCTTATCTACGCACAACAAGAAATTGAACGTAATAATGAATTTATTTAAAAATTGAGATTATGAAGAAAAGAAAATTTCCCCAAGATGTAGCAAGATTCTTTCATCCTGAAAAATCAATCAACCCTAAATCCAGCGGTATTCACCAAATAGAGAAAGCCTCTCAAAGAAGCTATATTCCAGTTTATAATACTATGGGTACTGCAAGAAAGGTTTACAATGAGTTTGGCAAAATAAGTTATAGATAATATGGACAAATTTTTAGGACAAGACATTCCTGAACAGGAACGATGGCAGTTTCTTCAGGACAATGCCGATGCAGTGGAGAAAATCGGTTATACTCACCGATTCACACCCGAAGAATTGGCGCAAAAGAAAGAAACATTAGCTGAAGTATCAATCACCATCAATGATATTGAGATAGAAAAGAAAGAGGCTATGGACGAGTTCAAAGAACGTCTGAAACCTTTGAACGAAGAAAAGCAGGAACTTTTGGACCACATTAAGAGAGGTTCTGAGTTTGTAGAAAATGAAGAATGTGCCAAAATCCTCTATCACGAGGAAAAGATGGCAGGATTCTACAACAAGCTGGGCGAACTGGTTTATAGCCGTCCCATTATGCCACAGGAGATGCAAAAGACAGTATTCAGTATTAACCGTAAAACAGGAACAGAATCATGAGCGAAAACAAAATCAACTTGGTTGTGCCTAAAGATTACAACGGCAAACCTATTGAAGTAGTATTAAGAGAAGGCGAAGCACCGGTAGCACTTGACCCGAAAGAACCGGAGCGAGTAGTTATCAGTGGAACGATAGATGCACCTCTCAGATGGTTGGAAAAGCGTGTCGAACTGATTAATCAGAAATCGACCAATATCATCGTAAACCGTGATAAGATGGGGTTGGCATTAACTATTGATGAAACCAACTACTATCAGACTGGAATCAGTGGTATTTTACAGGCTTCAAAAGAAATGC